TTTGGCAATTACTTGGTCAATATTCATTTCAACTTCATACGAAAACATTTGTGATGCAGTATATATAAATAGATTAGAAAATAAATATCAGTTAAGTTTTTCAAATATATGCCATATAATTAGATTTTTAGGAGAAGCAATAGGTGTATATCTGTGTGGATTAATGTATGAAATGGGCTTAAAATATATGTTTGGATTATCAGCATTATTTATGATAGTTCAAATAAGTCTAGCTTATTATTTAATATATTTGAGAAAAAAAGAAAAAGATTTAAAAGCAGTTTAAATGGCTTTTAAGAGGTACATAAAAGAAAAGGAGAAAAAACTATGGAAAACTCAACAATGTCAATGAAAGAAAAAGTTATGAACATGATGACTATGAAAATGGAAGAATTAACAGCGGAATGCGAACAAGCAAAATTAAAGTTTGCAGACATTATGCTTGATGACAACGCTGATTACAGATGTAAAGATTCCCGTAGGCTAAAATGTACAAACATTGAGGCTCAAATGGATTTATTGCAGTCTATGATGGACAAAATTTCCAATATGACTTGCGAAGTAATGCTTCCTCCAATGGCAAGAATTTAACAGGTCGAAACGGTCGGATAACGGTGCAATCTGACCGTCTTAACGTTAGGCGTTAACTGATGAGACCATTACCCCAACCCCTAGGAGCTATATATGTGTTTACAAGAAAAGTATCCATGGATAGATACGGCAACATCCGAAGATTTTCCAACCGAAGACTTAAAATTAATGGCAAGTATAATCGGAATGTCTGCAACAATAAAATTATTAACAGAAGCCACAGGCTGTGTTTTTACGATGACAAAATATTGGGACAGAGAACTAATAAAACGATACATAAAACGTGTCTATGACGGCACAAAGCGTTCAAGAATGAATTTATGTATATTGTGCAAAGTCAACGAAAACTATATACATAAAATTTGCAGTGAAAAGGGAAAATAAAATACTATTTTAAATCAGATAGAGAAAATTTATCCCCTAATTTATCTTGTACTTCTTTAATGAGTTTATCCAAAGGCATATCTAAACCTTCAGCAACTTTCCATATTGTTGAGAATCTAAAATCTTTTAATCCGAGTTCTAATTCTCTCCAAGTTGCCTTTGGAACACCGGCTTCAGCAGAAATTTTATACATAGTTTTATTTTGTTCTTCTCTATGTCTTTTTATTATTTCTCCGATAGCCTTAACAAGTTTTGCAGTCTTATTTTGAGAGTTATCTTGCATAATTACAATTTTAATGATAAATTCAATTTAATAGACTGTAATTACAGCCTATTAAAATAGTAAGTCCATATTTGACGTGATTAAAATTTATAATACTTTTTGAATACTGAAATACATAAGTATAAGAAAGGTAAAAATGAAAATTAAGATTATAGCAATTCTCTGTTTTTTAGCATTAACCATTCCTGCTTATGCAGAACATATTAGAAATGATGGAATGGGTGGCTTTTATACTGACAATGGACATGTTCGGTCTGATGGATTTGGCGGTTACTATACAAATGACGACCATATCAGGTCAGACGGCTTAGGTGGTTACTACACTAAAAATGGACATATCCGTAGTGATGGTATGGGAGGTTTTTATACCGATAATGACCATATCAGGTCAGACGGAATGGGTGGATATTATACAAATGAAGGTCATATAAGATCTGATGGAATGGGTGGATATTATAAATAATGAAAAATTTTTATTGTATTATTTTTGCGATATTCCTTATTTTTTTTATTACACAAAGTGTTGTTGCAGTTGAATATAGATATGCTAAAAATGGTTTCAAATATGCATACCATGCACATAGCGAATCTTCATATCAACATGCTTGGTGTGCTGCTCATAAAGGTATTGAGGAATATGAAAACAAAGATAAAACAAGAGTTGATTGTTTGACTTCTTGCCACGCTGTCGAGTTTGATTTCGCTAATAAATGGGCTGAATCTATCGGACAAGCATTGCATTATCAATATATGACAGGTAAAAAAGCAATGGTCGTATTAATTCTTGAAGACCCTAAAACTGAAATGGTTTATTTTAATAGAGTAAAAAAATTAGGACAAATTCATGGCATTGATGTCGAATATATAACACCTGAAATATTGCATATAAAAGACGGCAAATGTCCTTATTTGGATTGTAAATGTAATAAGAAAAAATGAAATTTATCTGGAACTCCCAACTTTTCTGCCGTATTTGTCGTAATGAGTAGTTCTGCCACTTGAGTCTGTTTTGAATGTTCCGAATTTAGAACAGTATTTATCATACTGTGTTGTTACACCGTTTGAATTTGTTTTAAAACTTCCTGTTTTAGTTCCATATTTATCATAAGAATTTGTAGTTGTAGCAAAACAACATCCTGCAAAAATAAAAAACGCAAATAAAAACAATAATATTTTTCTCATTATATTTACTCCTTACTGTTATAATGATTTTTTATAATTTTAAAGAATTGCTGAAAGAATTAAAACGAATTGAAAATATTATTATAACGATAGGCGAATTAGATGATTCTTCTTTTACTTTTAGATATCTTACAGATAAAGAAGGGGAGTATATTTTTTCAAATAATGAAATGATTAATATTGAAAATATTACAGACAAGGTGCAAGATGTTAAGACTTTTTTTGAGCATCTTAAATGTGGATTTGATATGCTAGAAGAAGTAAGGCAGATTTACCTTAAAGATATCGGACAGGTATACTAATTTTCTAAATACCTTTTAGTCTGCTCAAGAATTTCTTCAAGATTATCATCAGTTAATTTAAGGTAAGGTCTTGCAGGAATTGTTGTTTTCTTGTTTTTACCGGCTTGACCTCCGAGTTGATGGATTGCAGCATAAACCTTATTTGACCCAATAATAGCTGATTCATTGTCATATTGTGTTGTAATAGACATTGCCAACTGACCTGAAACTTGAAGAATTTGTCCGGGATAATGTCCAGTTTTTCTTCTTGCAGTTTTTGTTTTTTCTGACAAATCTTGCCATTTTGGTCTGCCTTCTTCTTTAAAATTTTCTTCAGTAGAATCTGCCATAATTCCTGCGATATTCTTCATTAATGGTCGCAAATCAGATGCTTTTTGGGCAACTTTAAGCAATGCTTCTTCAACGGCTTTGTTATCCAATTTAATCTCTATTGGTTCATCCGGCATGATGAAGTTCCTTAATAGGATAATTAGCAATTAACAGTTCTTTATAGGTCTTGTTTTGCCTATCAGCACCCTGACGATTATTAATGCCGTTTTGTCTTTCAACTTCTATCATTTCAAAGCCTTTGTATAATTCTCTTACTTTTGGAGAATCATCATAAGAAAGTAAAAATCTACCTTCAATATTTTTCAAAGTATCTCTTAATCGTTCGTGGTCAAAACCTTCTGTTGTTGTTACATCGTAGCCACAACCTGAAGTGTATGGTGGGTCACAATAGAAAAATGCATCTTTATGGTCGTACTGTTTGATTAATTTTTCGAAGTCCCTATTTTCAATCATAACTTTATCAAGTCGTTTATGAATTGCATCAATTTTATCCATAACATTTGCTTGAGATTTACAAGCACCACCTGTAGATTTTTTCACAGTTCCAAAGGTTCCGCCTTTGCCACCAAAAGAGCGAGTGATGATAAAATAAAACTGCACAGCTTTTTGAATATCAGTAATAAATGTGCCATTCATAAATTGGAAGAACATTTCTCTTGAACCTAATAAATACTTGTATTCTTCCTTAAAAGCATTCGGATGATATTTTACTATTCTAAAAAGATTAACAAGTCTTGAATCTAAATCGTTGTAGATTTCTAAATCAGCCCATTTATCTTTGTAAAATAAAATCCAACCACCGCCACCAAATGGCTCAATATATGAAATAATGTCTTTGGGAATAAGCGGTTCAATAGTTTTTCGCAATAATCTTTTACCACCAACCCAGTTAATTAAACTTTTTTTGTCAATTGTCATTTTATGCTCCTTTAAATCTTCTTTAAATACCTTTTAAAAATCAGCGGCGGGGTTATAACTCCAACCAACATCAGGAGAAATTTTCTTACCTGTTAATGGGTCTGTATAAACTGTAACCGGTTTATATTCCCCTGATTTTTTAGAAACAAGTCTTTCTTCTTCTGATAGTCTGTTATTAGATGAATCAACAATTAAATTATGTTTTTTAACATAGCTATCAGATAATGCTCTAACCCTGCAACGACATCTCCAACCATTAGGTGGATAAAATGCTGTCCAAAAGGCATCATCGCAAGGGAATACTAAATCGTGTAATTGTGCGTGTTCGGGTCTTGTATTTGCATCTAAAACAGCAACATATTGCCAATATGGTCTGTTTTCTTTGTTTTCTATTTGTGTTTTGTATCTTCCTGTTTGGTATGCAGTTTGCATATTTACAGAGTAAATTGTTTTTAATCGGTACATTGAACCCAGCTGAACCTTTTCGGCATTACCTTTTGAATCAACAACAATTTGTTCGCCCCACCAACCACGTTTTTGAAGAATTGGTTTAAGTTCTTTTGAAAACTCTTTAAAAGTTTTGCCTTCTGAAAGTGCTTTGTCTAAAGCTGAACGAATATCTTTTAAGATATCTTCTCGCATAACTTTAGCGACCGTAAACGACTTTTTATGTGCATCTTGCCAAAGTTCGTACCAATCCCAACTAAATTTATTGTTTTTGTTTTTGAAATATTTTATTGCAAGACTCGGAGCAAGTTTAAACAGACCTTTAAGTTGTACCATTGATAACCTCTGCTAATTTTTTAGCGACAGCTTCAATTACATTTACGGTAACAGCGTTTCCTGCCATTTTATATAGATGACAGTCAGCCATTCCAAGAGTTCTTGCAGTTTTTACCATTTCATCAGGAAAACCCTGAAGCCTGAAACATTCAAGAGGAGTTAATCGCCTAATCCTGTAATCGTCAATTGTTCCCATATTGCAACTTGTATCAAGTGTTTGAGAACAACCTTTGCCGACTCTGCCCCTGCGAGTTTTTGATTGAGGAAATGCTAAATTAATTCCATCTCCGGGACCGGCTTCGTCAAACCCTTTTTTAGTTCCGTTTCTAACTTTCATTAAAGGTGTATCGCCGGCAACTTTTAGAGTTTGAACAGTATCAGAAGGTTTGTATTGGTTGTGGCGTGGCTTGTTGATAAAAGATTCTATTGTTTCATTTGGTATATTTATCATAGGAACATCGCCACCAACTTTTAATGTAGAAGAATGGTCTGATTTTTTACAATTAAAGTAATATTGATTAATAAAATACAAGCCTGTTTTACCACCTAATCCACCGCTGTGTGCAGTTATGGTGGAGCTTATTCCATTAGGATTATAAACACGTGTTCCCTGTGAATTCCCTTTTGTTTCTTCCAGTTGGATTAAACTATTTTTGCTAGAATTCTCTTCATTGCTTCCTGTGAGAGGAAATATTTTTCCGGCACATTCTGTTCCATAACATCCAACAATGTACACCCGTTCCCTGTTTTGAGGAACTCCGAAGAACTTAGAATTAAGTAACTGCCATTGAGTTTGATACCCAATGTCGGAGAGAATTTTAAGTATTGTTTGGAAAGTTTTTCCTCCGTTGTGATTAAGTAAGCCTTTAACATTTTCGAGAATAAAATATCTCGGTCTTTTGTCTTTGAGAATCCGTGCGACTTCAAAAAACATTGTGCCTCTTGTGTCTTCAAATCCGAGTCTTTTTCCTGCAATGCTAAAAGATTGACAAGGAAATCCCGCACACAAGATATCGAAATCGGGGAGTTCTTTTGTGTTGATTGTTGTGATGTCATCAAAAAATACCTCATGCGTTGTATCAAAGTAATTCCTGTATAATTTGTTGGCATATTCGTCATTATCGCAATAGCCGACACATTTAAAACCGGCTCGTTCCAAGCCAAGTCTAAAACCACCTATCCCTGAAAAGAAATCGAAAAAAGTCAGTTGTTTATTCATCTAAACCATCACTCCTTCCTTGCAGTTCGCAGAGGAACATAGCTTTTTGAAGAGTCTGTTCAAACTTTTTGCTTTTTAAGTTTTTGTCTGTAAGTAATTCGTAGGCTTCTTCGTAATCCTCACAACTTTCAAGAAGTGAAATCAATGGAGATAGCATCTTTTGAGATTGTTTATTTAGTTCAACTTCAGATAAAAATTTGAATAAATCATCAATTTGTTTTTGTCCTTTAATAACAGGTTCTTCTGCGAATTGAGAATATTGACTCATTGGAACAGGAAGACCATCTTCTTTTATTTCAATATCCTCTTCATCAAAACCATAGGTCTTAATAAAATATTCCTTTGTGAATTTAACACCACTATCAAATAGAATTTTATCTCTTTGAGCCAATGCTAAATCGACATCTTCGGGAGCATACATTTCAAAGACGGGAATATCTGCTGTTGAGAAGTTAATTTCGTATATCCATCTTATTAATTGATTAATAACACTTTCAACGAGTTTTTTATCAGCATCAATAATGTCTTGTCGTATTGCAAAATGCGTATTTGATGCAGCATAACTTCCAGTTGAGCCTATTTCGGTTGTTAGGGTTTGACCGAGTATAGCTTTTGAAATTTCAGCATTCATTTTATCGATAAGTTGTTCATATATCGCAGCCGACGAGGATTTATTGGCTTCTTGGATTTCAACGGAGGAGTCATCAGGAATAACTGCAATAGCATCCTGAACCATTTGCTCCAATAAATCAGCCAAATTGTCGGTTTCTTCCTTAGTTGCACCACGAGGATGTTTACCTATAAGATGAGGCATTCCATATTTTTCAGTAAATACAACCCAAAATTTTAATCCACCTTTTTTAAATGTTACGGGCCAAAAAACTCGTGAAAGAACTCTTTCTCCGTATGGGTTTTCATAACTTGGATTGAATTGAGGACACAAAAATTTGCGAGGTGGAAGACCTTCTCCCCAATAATGTTCTTTTGTCCTGAATTTTAATTGGTTTTCATCATCAAAACAAAACCATTCGGGAGGTTTTGCTTTTAATTCAACAGGTAAAATGTAGTTGCCAACCTTACCCCACATAACTTCTATTGGAGTAAAACCGAATAATGCAGCATCTAAAATGTCATTAATGATTTTATTCAAATTTAATTTTTTGAGCAATTTTTCAACTAATTCAGCATTTTTGTCTTTATCAACACCTCTGTTTAACTCCCATTCAAGAGATAAAACACCGGCTTTTCTTGATTGAACACAAGCAAAAACGTGAGGGTCGCAAAGCAATTCTTTATAAATCCTGACATCTTTACCCTGTTTTCTTAAAACAATATCCGGATCAGGTAAATATGTACCTAATGAATAAAAATTTATACTGCGTTTTCGAGTTGCAATTTCTTCTGATAATTTTTTTGCCATAAAAATTCCTTTAGGGGTTATAAAAAATGTTGTTTAAAAGTCGTTTAAATTTATTTAATTTTAATTTTTAGGGGTGGGGAAGTATAAACTTATATCTTAAAAATTTTAAGCACCTTTAAAAGCCTTCTACGAGTTTTAAGGTTTCATATCTTTTACGAGTTGAAATGTTTATTTGACCGGAGCCGTTATCGGCTGCGTGAAGTGCCAATGCTAACGCCCAAAATCTGTCTGCGTGTCCGTTTTCAGAATGGTCAGCATCAAATCGAATATTATGAGAAGCTGTTGTTATACGTCTTACAGAGTGTAAATCCTCTCTTATTTCGTGTGATTTTGGAATAAAAACTGTTTTATTTTCAAACTCGGTTCTTAATCTATATGCCAAATCTTCCTTAACTCGGTTGGTAAAAGTTACACCTTCAACTCTGAATTTACCGAATTTAATTTGAGCATTCTCTGCCATCTGCATACCAATTCCCGTACTATCCTGACAATCCCGTCTGAACAATTTGTGAGATAAAATTTCATGCAGAATTTCTTCCTGTTTTTGAAACGGCATTTTATTTAGTTCAATTACAAGTCTTGTATATTTAATGTTTTCAAGTTTTTCTAAAACCCAAATAACTGTTAAATCTTTTTTTCTTCCGATATCAACTCCGACATAAAAATCGTGTTGCAGTTCTGACAACGGTTTTAAAACATTATCCATTTCGCAAGTTGAGATAAGTTCGTAAGGTAAAAATGCACAAGCCTCATCAACAGCAATACAGCAATATTCTTGCAACCAAGTATATTCATCAAAACAATTGTCTTTTTCATTCTGCATCCAAGCTTCCTGCTCTTCTTTAGAAGTTTGTCTTTGATAAATTTTATCAACCAAACCTTCTGATACAGCTACTTGAATTGGGGTTTTATGTAGACTCCAATTGAGTTGTCCTTTGTTTACTTGTTCTATAAACTTGTAATACAGGCAATTTTGTCCGTTATGTGTGGATAAAATTCTTAACGGATAACCCCACGTTACACATGGTCGAGCAGCTTTCCAAAGTTCTTCGGGATTGTTATGGAATGCAAACTCATCAAGAACAACTTTTCCGCCTTTAGAACGAAATCCTTTAGGGTTTGAAGATAATGCGTGGATTTTAGTTCCGTTTTTAAATTCAATAACCAATGCTTTTATATCTTTATCGTTATCAATAACTTCCACACCTTTATTTTTAGCGATTGCGTGAAAATATCGAACCCACATTTCACAATAATCAATATATTCTTTAGCAGCAGATTCATCAGCAGATGAAAACCAAACTGCCGGAACTTTTTTATTTAAGCAATCCTGTACATCTTCAAAACTTTGAACATAGGTAGCACCTATACGTCTTGATTTTTCCCAAATTTTTATTTTGGAATTATCATTAAGCCATCTGATTTGATATGGTAAAAAGTGTTTATAGCTCATCTGATTTTATCCCCAAGAATTCTTCGTTAATCATTTTTATAAAATCAGGAGTGATGTCTTTTGTTTGTTCATCATTGTGTTTATCTTTTGAATCTTCATACTCTTTGATTTTGGTTATAAACGGCAACATTTTAGCGAAGGTGTATAATCTGCCCTGTTCCACTTTGTTTCCGCTATCAATATCGTATTCAATAGTGTTCATAAGTTTACGAGCAAAATTATACATTTCTTCATGGAAAGATTTTTTGGTTTGTATAAATTGGTTGCGTTTTTCATCCCAATTAAATTCATCTTTCCAATTTTGAATAGTCTTTTCGTGAACATTTAGTAATTGAGCTATTTCAACCATTGTCATTTGCTCAATTACATAAAACCGTTCGGCAGCAGCAGCTAAAGACTTCTTTTTAGTCAAAATATTCCTCCAACTTTTGAATTTTTGTTTTAAGTCCTTTTAATTCTTCAACAACATCTTGCAGTTTATTTATTGAAACAACAGCTTTTTCAACTTCTATCTTGGTTGTATCTTCCTCAAACGGATTTAATACGGCACGAATAAGAAGTATTAAAGCTGCTGCTTCTGTATCAAGATGTTTGTATTTTGATTTTGCTTCCGCTAACTGACCTTTTAGTTGAATTCTCTCAATATTCATTATTTAGAAATCTCCTTTTTTAATATCGGACACCAAAGATTACCGTCAATTTTGCTTTCAATACGAGACATAACGGTTGCATTGTATTGGTTTGTTTCAACTAAATCTTTCAAGATTTCAAAATTATTAGAGATTATTTTTTCAAAAGTCTTAACTTGAGCATTGTGGTAGATGTACCAAATAACAAAAATTACGGCAGGAAAACCGATGCTTTCAAATAATTTCATTAGTAAAGACAATTCCATAAAAACACTTCCTTTCAAGAATTTGGAAAGAAAAAAGAGGCAATAAGCCCGTTTCAATATTCTTAAACATAACTTGTAATTGCTTTGAACTTCAACTTGCACAGGCAAGTGCTTTTGGATTTGCAAAAATCACTTGCGATGGCAAGTGGAAGTATTTGTAAGGGGTATTTTATACTGCAAACATACAAACGAATTTTTTATCACACAAAAAACGGAGAATTGAATGAAATATTTTGAAGTTTTTAAAGCCGGAAATTATCCGCAAGGCAAATTTACAAAAGAAGAAGTGCAGGAACTTGCAAAGAATTATGACCCAAGTTTTTGCGAAGCACCAATTACATTAGACCATGAGCAAAAGGGTCCTGCTTATGGGTGGGTTGATAAACTAAAAGAAGAGGATGGACTTTTAAAAGCAACCTTTAAAAATTTATCACCTGAATTAAAGGAGTATGTTTCAAAGGGTAAGTATAAAAAAATCTCGGTTGAGATTTATAGAGAATTAGAAGGTAAAAAGCCATATTTAAAGGCTGTTTCTTTCTTGGGAGCAAGCATTCCTCAAGTTAAAGGAATGAAAGCAGTTGAGTTTAAAGAAGGCGAATCCGATGTTTATGAATTTACTGCTCAAATAGAAGATGAAGATGATGAAACTTCTAATGCAGAAGAAATTCAAGAACTAAAAGATACTATTTCAGATTTAGAAACTCAAATTGCAAAATTTAAGGAAGATGCAAAAAACAAAGAAACAATTAAATCTTTAAAATCACAAGTTAAAGATTTATCAATTGAACTTGCTAAATTTAAAAACGAAGCAGAAGGTAAAGAAGAACTTGCCAAAGAATTAAAAGAAATAAAGGATAACTTTAGAAATAAGGACTTTAACGAATTTATCGATAAACAAATTGAGGCAGGGATTCTTACTCCTGCGAATAAAGATGCTGTTTTTTCTATTTTACAGGACTTGGATAACATTAAAAAGTTTGACGAGTCCTCCAACAGCATCGATATATTTAAAAACTTTATATCTGCTCTGCCAAAACAAGTTGAATTTGATGAAATAGCTCTAAAAAATGCAAAAAAGAATTCAAAGGATGAATTGAAATACGCAGATGCAGATGAAGAAAGTGTTGAGATATTTAACCAAGCTCAAACAATAGCAAAGGAAGAAAATATCTCGTTTAAAGAAGCATTACTAAAAATTAAGGAGGTATAAATGGGTCGTTTAGAAGAATTAAGAATCAATGCCTATTTATCGGAAATCGCACGAGGTTACGGAAACAACTCATTTATTGCTGATAAGTTATTTCCGACAATTAATTCCGAAAAGGAAAAAATAGATATATTTGAATTTAACAAAGAGGCTTTTCAAATATATGATACGGAAAGAGCTATCAGAGCAAATTCAAATGTAATCTCTCCGAAAGGTTTTAATAAACATTCTGCGACATTAAAAGAACACGATTTGGCATATCCTATCGATTATCGTGAGGAAGAAGAAGCAGAAAAAATTAAACTGCAAGTCCACGCAACAAATGTAGTTACTCAAGGCTTGTACTTAAAACACGAAAAACAATGTGCAGATTTAGCTCAAAATCCTGAAAATTATGCATTGAGCAATAAATCAGCATTATCAGGCACAAGTAAATTTTCTGATGATAATTCTGACCCTGTTGGTGTCATTGACGATGCAAAAGACCAAGTTTGCAAACAAATCGGACAAGACCCAAACACTTTGGTTATGGGGCAAGAAGTTTGGAGTGCATTAAAAAGAAATGTAGCTATTAAAAAGATGATTGCAAGCACATCAAATAAAACCATTACTTTGGATTTGTTAAAAGAATTCTTTGAAATTGAAAATATCTATATCGGAAGAACAATTTTTTCTGATGAACAAAACAAATTCCAAAGAGTATGGGGTAATAATATCATTTTAGCATTTGTGCCAAATCTTACATCAAGAACACAATATGACCCTGCTTACGGATATACGGTTCGTAAAAAGGATGCATTGCAAATTGATGAATACGAAAAAGAAGGCAAAAAGGTTAAATACATCAGAGGCACGGATATTTATACTCCGTTCTTGGTTGGTCCTGATGCCGGATATTTAATATCAAATGTTGTTTAGTAAAGGATTAAAAAATGACAAAAAAATACAAATTAAAAAATACTAATTTATATCATAACGGCAAGTTTGTAGCAGTTGGTTCAATTATCGAATTGAATGAAGATGATGCTAAAAAATTGTCAGATGTACTTGTTGAAGTAAAAGAAAAAACAAATGCTCAAACAAATACTTCTAAAACTGCAACAAATACGAATAAATCTAAAACAGCTACTGCTGAAAATACAAAAAAAGAAGATGCACAAACAGAGGGAGGTAATTCATAATGGCAGAAAAATTATACAAACCTCTATTAATTGATTCATTGACTGCGAAAGTTGATTTACCAAAACAAGTATTTGTTGACTTTGAAGGCAATATTTGTACGGCAGGTAAAAAAGCATTTGGTGTTTGTGATGTTGAAACAGATGCAAACCAACTAGCTCCAATTGCCGTTTTAGGAATTTTGCTTGTTGTTTCAGGCGGAACAATTACAAAAGGCTCAAATGTAACTTCAGATTCTACAGGAAGAGCCGTTGTTGCAACATCTTCTGATGCAATAAACGGTTATGCATTGGATGATGCATCTGAAGGTGAAGTGATAAGAATTGCACGAGGATTTTAATGACTTATTGCAATTCTAATGACATTGAAATTCAAATAGGTACAAATTCTCTTGTCCAGCTCACAAATGACGATAGTTCTCAACAAACCGTTGATAGTGTCGTTGTTGAAGAAGCTCTTATTTACTCCTCTACCCTTATTGATGGGTATTTGAGAGGAAAATACACACTCCCCTTAAATACCCAATTTCCTTTATTAAGAGTGGTTGCAATAGATATATGCATATACAGGCTATATTCAAGAAGAATTTATACGGATATCCCCGAAACAATTTCAGAAAATTACAAAAACGCAATCCGAACACTTGAACAATTAAAAAAAGGTGTAATTACTCTTGAAAGTAGTGACAACCAAGAAGTGAAATCAAGTGGAGAATATCGCACAAATAAAACCGTACTGGATAGATTGTTTAATAAAAGAGTTATAAATATTGAATATTAGAGAGATTGAAAACTTAATAGTTGAAAAACTGCAACAGAATTTTTCTGATTTTCAGGTAATTGGTTTCCCCGAAAAACCTCAAGAATATATATTACTGCATCCTATCGGAGCAATATTAGTTCACTATCGAGGTGGAAGTTACTCTTCTACAAATTCAATTAACTTTTTATCGCAAGACAAAAAAATGGAGTTCGGTATAACCGTTGTCACAAGAAATCTGCGTTCAAACAGCGGAAGTTATGAAACATTAGATAAAATCAAAAATATTCTCTGTGGCTATAAAATTGCCGGTTGCACCAAATTAACTCCGACAAAAGAAAACTTCATATCCGAACAAAACGGAATTTGGCAATATGAAATTTTATTTACTCTTACAACCCCTAGCATTGAAGAAATGGAGGAAATATAATGCCCGCTAGTTATTTACATGGTGTGGAAACAATAGAAATTGAAAAAGGTGCAAGAACAATAAGAACGGTAAAAACTGCCGTTGTTGGTTTGGTTGGAACAGCACCGATACAAGATGTTGAAGATGAATACAAAACAATAAACGAGCCTGTTTTAATATCGAGTGATGTTGATGCGGTTAAATACTTTGGAACTGCAAAAGATGGTTTTACTATCCCACAGGCTCTTGATGCAATATTCGACCAAGGAGCAGGCGTTGTTTTAGTGGTTAATGTCTTTAATCCTGATAAACATGAATCCGTAACAGATGTTACAAAAGCTGACATCATCGGAGGTGTTGATTCTGTCACAGGAAAAAGAACAGGATTACAAACATTTAAAGACTGTTATTCTTTATTTGGATATTTCCCTAAAACAATTATTGCTCCTGTTTATTGTGAGGATACAGCCGTTGTATCTGAAATGCAAGTTATTTGCGATAAAATCAGAGCTATTGGTATTGTTGATGCTCCTGTCGGAACAACTGTTCAGGATGCAATAAAAGGTCGTGGACCACAGGGAACAATAAATTTCAATACTTCTTCAGATAGAATTGTGCTTTGTTATCCACATTTAAAAGTGTATGATTCAGCATCGGATTCAAACATTCTTGAACCTTATTCGCAAAGGCTCGCCGGAGTAATGGCAGCAAAAGACGTGGATAAAGGTTATCATTGGTCACCATCCAATACCGAAATAAAAGGAATTATCGGTGTTGAAAAGCAATTAACCTCAATGATTAATGATCCCACAAGTGAAGTAAACACATTAAACGAAGCAGGAATTGTAACAGTATTCAATTCTTACGGTACTGGTTTTAAGACTTGGGGAAACCGTTCTGCTGCTTATCCGACTTCGACAAATGTTACTAATTTTATAAACATTAGAAGGACGGCAGACATTCTTCATGAATCTGTTGAATATTCTATGTTGCAGTTTATTGATTATCCTATCGACAACGGCTTGATTGAATCCATAACTGAAACAGTTAATTCGTTTATCCGAACACTTATCGGCAGAGGTGCATTAATAGATGGAAAATGTACATATAACGCAGATAAAAACCCTGTTACAGAAATTGCAAACGGACACATTTTATTTGATGTGGAATTTATGCCTCCTGTTCCTGCCGAACGTATTACTTTTGAAAGCTTTATTGATATAGAACTTTTAAAATCTTTGGGGGCATAGATGAGAGCAGATGTTGATAATAAAGGAAATCTTGTTGTGTCTTGCGAAGAATATGACTTGTGTCACAGCTGTAAGAATTGCAAGAAATGCCCTTTAATACAAGCTCTAAGTCAAGAAATAGTAATACTTCACTATTCAACAATCGGTGTCGGAGAATGTGGTCTTTACGCAAAAGGAAGAAAAAATGAGTAAAATTAAAATTAACAAATTAACAAACGCCAATGTATATATGAATGGTGTAAATTTATTGGGCAGAGCCGAAGAAGTTCAACTCCCTCAAATAAAACACAAGATGGCAGAGCATAAAGCTCTTGGTATGGTTGGCTCGGCTGAATTCTTTTCAGGCATTGATAAATTAGAATGCAAAATTAAATGGAATGCACTTTATCCTGAAGTTTTATTGGCTGCTGCGAATCCTTTTACATCTACTCTAATTCAAGTCAGAGCATCATTAGAAACATACAATGCAACCGGCAGAACGGAAGAAGTTCCGGCTACGGCGATTTTAATCGGAACTTTTAAAGAATTTCCGTTAGGTACAATTAAACCACACGAAAACGCAGAGTACGAAACAACAATGTCTGTAACTTATGCAAAATTAATTGTAAATAAGGTTGAGTTGTTTGAAATTGATGTCCTTCAAAATATCTACAAAGTAAATGTGGTGGATATGTTATCTACATTTAAGAAGAATATTGGCGGTTAGTAAAAATTAAATAGTATTTAAAAACCATTTAAACATTGATTATAAGGAGAAAAATATGTCAAAAGAAATTAAATTGTCAGATGGAAAACTTGCAGTTATAAAAGACGGCAAAGGTTTGGATTTATTAAATGCTCAAAAGAAAGCAAAAACATCTGATGAAATTCCCTATGCACTAATTGCAGAATTAACAGAAATCGACGGAAATTATTTAGTTTATGAAGACATACTTGAATTGCCTATTGAGGATGTAATTTTACTTCAAGAAGCAATCGGGGGAAAGTTACAATCCAAAGCGAGTGCATAATTCATCTATCTAAAACAACAGGGTGGTCGTATTCAGATATTTGCAATATGCCACTTGATGATTTGGAGTATTGGATAATTCAAGCAATAAATTACACAAACAAATACCATAGCGAAATCGAGGAAAGTTTAAACCAATGTTAGAAAATGAAATGAAAATATCATTAACTTTGGTTGCCTTTGATAAAATGTCAAAGGTTCTTCGTGATGCTGTGCATAAATCCAACGAAGAATTTACAAAGCTCCAAAACAAAATCCAACAAACCTCCGAAATGTTGGATAAACTTGGAACAAATATGGTTAAACTTGGTGCCGGATTAGCAGCCACAGGTGGAGCATTAGCCTATAAACTTGGGATTACAGAGGCAATTCCCGAAGCTCTTGCTCTGGAACATCAACTTCGAGAATTAGGGAACGTCGGTCAATTATCCGCAGAACAACTAAAAGAAATGGATGAGAGATTAGGCTCTATATCAAGACATACAAACCAATTCAGAAGTGAAATTGCAGAAGGTTTGAATGTTCTTGTAGCATCAGGTATTGCTCCTGAAAAAGCACTAGACTATATGAATGTAATTGGAAGAACTGCAACAGCAGCACAAGCTGAAATTGTAGATATTTCAAAAACTGCGTTTGCTGTTACGGATAACTTAAAAGTTAATGTTGATGATTTGGCTAAAACAATGGATATTTTAGCTCAAGCCGGAAAAGAAGGAAGATTTGAGTTAAAAGATATGTCTGCCGCCTTTCCAAGTTTGACAGCAGGAGCAAGTATGCTCGGAATGAGAGGTGTTCCTGCTGTTTCTCAACTTGGGGCAGCTTTGCAAGTTGCAATGAAAGGTGCAGGAAGTGCAGCCGAAGCTGCGACAAACTTTGAAAGTTTCTTGCAAGCGATAACTTCTCCGATGGCTGTTAATAGATTTAAAGAACTGTATGGAGTTGATTTACCACAATTTCTAAATAATGCAATAGCTCAATCAAAAGATCCGATTGAAGAAATTGTTGTATTAATTAACCAATTAACAGGCGGAGACGTTTTCAAAGTTTCAGAAATCTTTAGGAATAAAACAGACTTAAACTTCTTAAAACCTATGATGCAAAACCTCGATGAGTATCGAAGAATTAAAGCATCTGCTCTTAGTGCAGATGGCATTATGGATGAAGACTTTAACCACATGATGGAAACTACAAACGAGCAATTTAAACTCTTAAAAATTAATATGAAAGAGCTTGTATTCCCTCATTTGCATAAACCTATCGAAAAAATCAATCAACTGCTCACAGCTATAAATAAAAATCCGTTATTACAAAAGGGAATATTTACTGCAATAATCGGAACGATAGGAGCAGGAATTGTATTAACTACACTTGGAACTGCAACAATTCTTGTCGGTAAACTTGTCAAAGGATATGGTGCATTTTTAAGTGTGGCAAGAAATTTAACCCCTGTTTTAGTGCAAAACGGAATTAAACTGTTGAATTTTATCGGTTTAAATTCTACCGCTCACAACCTGACATTTGGTTACAAAATCAAGCAGAGTGGGGATAAATTAGGACTTGCTTCTGCTTTTAGTCTTAAAGGCGGTTTAATGTCGGATATTAGAAGAATAGACAACAATTTGAGAGCAGGAATAATTAACGGATTCAAAGAACTTCCAAGCAATATTTCAAAAGCAACGATTGCTCTTAAAGATTGGACTGTAACTTCAATAAAATCAATCCCAACAAATATTATGCTCGGATTAAACGGAATAAAAACAGCCTTTTTAGGTTTGCCTAGTATGATATCAAGAGCAATAATTGCTTTTAGAGCATTTTCGGTTACTCTCTTAACTTCTCCAATCGGGTGGATAGCTCTTGCAATCGGTGCTGTAGCACTTGTAATTTACAAATATTGGAAACCGATTACAGCATTTTTTAAAGGTATGTGGCAAGGATTAAAAGAAGGCTTGCAACCTTTGATGCCTGTATTTAAACAATTAGGTACAGCTTTAAGTCCAATACTAAAACCAATACAACAATTATGGAATTGGATTAAAAAATTATTTAAACCTGTAGATGATGTCGGTGGAGCAGCCGAAAATATGGGTGTAAAATTCGGTCGTGCCATTGCTTCCGTATTAGTAATGGTTACAAAGTTTATTGTTAAACTTGTTGAATGTGGCATAAAAATTCCAATGATGATAGCCAAAGGCATTCTATCAGGAGTCGGTAAAGTAACCGAAGCAATAAAAAAAGTTACTCAAAGCATAAGAGACCATTTGCCTCATTCTCCGGCTAAAACAGGACCACTAAAAGATTTGCACAAAATCAAAATATCCGAGACTATTGCAACAGCAATAAAACCAAAGCCTATTTCTTCTGCCATCGCCAATGCCTTAAACGTAAATTCATACGGTTTAAAACCGAACGTGCGAGGTGGAATATCAGGAGGCTCAACCGTAATTCATTACAATCCGACCATAAATATAAATGGTGGAAGCAACCATGCAAAAAATGAATTCTCTCAAATGCTTAAACAACATAAAGATGAGATTTTAAGAATATTTAAACAAGAAAATGAAAGACAGTTGAGGTTAGCGTATTAAACCTAAACAAGAAATCAGTAGTTATTTAAAATTCAGGAAGAATATTAAAAAAAATGTTTGCACAACTGGGAAATATACAATTTGAACTTATAACATATTTTAACGGGATAAAAGAAAGTTCCTCATATAACTATGCTCAACATGAACGTATAAATCAAAAACCATTATTGCAGTATCTTGGAGAAAATTTGAATGCTATTGATATTAAGTTAAATTTCCATTCATCTTTTTGTAACCCAAAAGAAGAAATGGATAAACTTAAAAACGTTGCCACTCTTGGAACTCCGTTGCAGTTTATCAAAGGGAATGGCGAATATGTCGGTGTTTTTGTTATTTCTTCAATTGAATCTTCAACCGAGCAAACATCAAGCGAGGGAGATATTTTATCAATTCAAGTCGAATTAAAGTTGCTTGAATATACAGGTAAAATCCCGGAAGAAAAGGAACAAGAAGGAGGTCTTAAAACAAAATGACCGAATTCTATAATTATGTCACTAAAGACAATGATAGATGGGATTTAATTGCATATAAATTCTATAACGATTCCACAAAATACGAAATCATCATCAAAGCAAACCCCGATATTCCAATTACTCCTGTTTTAGAATCAGGGATTAAATTAAAAATCCCTGTCTTGGAAGAAAAAGAAACAATTAGTTTTATAACCCCACCATGGAAAAAATAAAATGCTACAACCCACATTTAAACTTGAATACAATAAAAAAGATATTACAAAAGATATCTCTGACTATGTTTTAAACATTAATTATACAGATGTTGAACATGGTCAAAGTGATGAAGTTGAAATTATATTTGAAGATTCTCAAAAACTATGGCAAGATGCTTGGATTCCAAGCAAAGGCGATAATATACGTTTGTACATTGGATATGTCGGAGAAAAACTTTTAAACTGCGGAGTTTTTGAAATTGATGAAATAGAATTTTCAACTCCACCGGATGTTCTTATAGTAAAAGCAATAGCTACCGGTATTACAAAGTCTTTAAGACAAAATAATTCTGTTGCTTATGAAAATAAAAATCTTAAGCAAATTGCAAATGAAATTGCAAAAAAACACAATTTAACTCTTGTTGGAGAAATTGACGACATCAGAGTTGAGAGAATAACCCAAAATAAACAGAGGGATTTAACTTTTTTGAAAACTCTTGCCGAACAATACGGGTATATTTTCAAAATTACAGATAATCAACTTGTGTTTTATAAAACACAAAAACTGATTGATGCAAAATCAGCAAAAATTATTAACCGAAGTGAATGTTCAAGAATTAATTTAAGAGAAAAAACATCTCAAAATTATAAAGCTGTAACGGTCAGCTATCATAATCCCAAAACAGGCAAAACCATAACTGCAACAGCTAAAAATGAAAGCTGTGTAAAAGGTGACACTTTGAAATTATCGCAAAGGGTTGAAAATAAACAACAAGCCTTAATAAAAGCAAAAGCTGCACTTTCAAGAGGTAATCACACTATTGAGGGTTCAATTGATATGATGGGAAATCCTTATTTAATAGCAGGGTTAAATGTTGAAATGAAAGATGTAGGACATTTTTCAGGCAAATACCATATTACACAAGCAACACACTCAATTGATAGAAATAGCGGATATTCGTTAAGTTTGGAGGTAAAGTCTTGTTAAAATTCGGAACAGTAACAAATATAAATCCAATGACAGCAAAAGCAAGAGTTCAGTTCGCTGACGATAATATAACTTCGTACTGGTTACCTATCTTACAAAAGAAAACATTAAAAGATAAATATTATTCTGTTGTAGATATCGGGGAACAAGTTGCTTGTCTTATGGATGAAAACTCGGAAGATGGTGTTATTTTAGGTGCAATTTATACAAGTCTTGATGAAGTTCCTGCTATTTCAAACCTCCAACATTTAATTAAATTTGAAGACGGCAGTTTTATTGAATTTAATCGAGATACTCAAATGCTTACTATTGTGGCAAAAACTTTGAATATTGTTGCAGATGTTATAAACACCGGCAAGTTTGAAAATACTGATGGTATTGTTTCAAATTCGGATATTACCGATAAAACTTCATCTATGCAAAGTATGAGAGACACATATAATGCACATAATCACACAGGAAATCAGGGAAGTCCGACATCAAATCCTAATGAGGCTATGTAATGACAACATTAAATGAAATAACATACGTTGATTGGCAATATAAACTCAACAAAATCGGTTCTGTAGCTGAAGGTGTTGAGGATATAAATCAATGCATTGCAATTATTTTATTAACTCAAAAAGGTTCTGATCCACTAAGACCTACGTTTGGCTCGGATATATATAAATATATTGATTACCCGATAAATAGTGCAAAAGCAAACATAATAAGAGAATCTATTGAGGCAATAGAAAAATGGGAAACAAGAATTAAAGTCGATAGTGTAATTGTGGAAATAAAAGAAACACAAATAAAAATTCAAATACAATGGTCGCTCAAGTCTTCCAATACAACAACAGGCTCAACGGAGGTAAATTTATGACATCAAATCTTCCTGAACCGAATTTTATAGAAAGAAACCCAGAAATTATCACAAAAGAATGGATTGCTCTTTATGAGCAAAAATCAGGCAAAGTTCTGCAACCTGCTCAAATTGAAAGACTTATGGTTGATGTTGGTGCTTACCGAGAAAGCATTTTAAGAGTTGCAATTCAAGAAACTGCAAAGCAAAATTTGTTAAGCTACGCACCTTTAGATATTCTTGAACATATCGGAGAGCCTTTAGGTGTAAGAAAACTGCTTGCAAACTGTGCTGTTACTACTCTAAAATTCTCTGTTGATGAACCGTTGGACTTTGATTTTGAAATACCCGAATGCTGTGAAGTTGAAACAAAAGACGGTTTATTTGTATTTCAAACAAATGAAAGTGCAATTCTTCTTGCCGGAGAATATTCAGTATCCGTAAAAGCCACTTGCGAAGCTGTTGGCACAACGGCTAATAATTATTCTATTGGAAGTATAAACAATTTAATTACACCATTACAGTACATTACAAAAGTTGAGAATATAACAATATCTTCAGGTGGAGCAGATGATGAAAATGCTGACAATTTAAGAGAAAGAATCAGACAAGCTCCCGAAAAGTTTTCAAATGCCGGAAGTCGTGTAGCATATCGCTATCATACGTTATCAGCACATCAATCAATAACTGATGTTGAAATATTATCGCCATCACCGGGAGTCGTTAATATTTATCCTTTGACCGAAAACGGAAATCCAACCGAAGAAGTTTTGGAAATTGTTCGCAAATACTATGAAAAAGACGGCATTAGACCATTAACCGACTATGTTCAAGTTTTATCTCCTGAAAAAATTAATTTTTCAATAAAAGCAGAGATTATACTTTATCAGGATGCGGATATTACAAGTGTTCAAACAACTCTTGAATCCAAACTGCAAGAATACAGGAAAATATTAGCTCAAAAATTAGGAAAAAATGTTGTTAAATCACAAATTAAAAATGTTTTAAGCAGCATTTATGGTGTCTATGATATTCGTTCTTTAACCCCTGAAAATATAGATATTGAAAAATACCAATGGGCGAATTTGGTTGACTATGATGTCAAAATAGGAGGTTATGCCGATGAGTGATTTAGCTCCTATAAATGACATTAACTTAAAAATATTTGATGAAATCTGTGAAGAACGTTTTAAAAAATTAGACCTTGATGTTTTGTTAGTTACTATCATTGACAATTTACCATCGGATGCGTTGCCGCATTTAGCAGAACAGTACCACATAACAGGTAATGAGGGTTGGTTACAATGCAGAAATGATGAAGAAAAAAGAGATTTGATAAAACGCTCTATCGAGGTTCATAGGTATAAAGGTACAAAATATGCCTTACAAAAAATATTTGATATGTTCGGACTTGAAGGCAAGATTAAGGAATGGTTTGAAACAGGTGGCGTACCGTTTACATTTACGGTAGATATTGATTTTGTTACTAAAGGTCTGGATTTTGAACTTATTGAAAAGTTAGAAGATTTAATCAACGAGTATAAAAATGTTCGTTCTCATCTTGCAAAATTAAATATTGGGATGCCGGCTAATGTCGGAAATTACAAACACAAAATGACAAGTCTTTCAGGAGAGTGTACAACAATTTATCCGTTTCAAAAAACACTTGTTTGGAATGAGGGCAATTGGGATGAAGAATATTGGATTAAATCTGAAGATGAAACAAGAAAATTACCACTTGCCCTGTGGGATGAATCAGAATTTGACGATTGCGTTTGGGCGTTTGGCTAAAAAGGAGCTTTATGGATTTTTATACATTACTTACAAATAACGGAAAAGGAAGTATCACTCGGTCTTATGCAATGAGTACACCTTTGCATTTAACGACATTTGCCGTAGGCGATGGTGGTGACGGATATTATGATCCCGATATTACTCAAACATCTTTAATCAATGAAACATATCGAGGGAATATTTCTAAAATATACGTTGATACTGATTATGAAAACCGATTAATCGTAGAGTGTGCAATTCCGTCTGATAGCGGAGGTTATTATATCCGAGAGGTCGGAATATTTGACTCCAATAAAAACTTATTTGCCATAGGCAGACTTCCTGAAAGCTACAAACCGATTGAAGAAGAAGGTTCAACCAGAGATTTTTACATAAAAGTTGTGTTGGAAGTTGAAAATTTAGAAGACAGACAGTTAATTATTGATTCTAATGTGAGCATAGTTTCTTTTGATTATTTGGAAAACAACCATAATAAAGATGTAAATGCTCATTACAGATTAATTGATGCGGATAAAACAGACGGCTATCACGCAGGGAATGAAGAAAACCAAATTCCTGTTTCAAACGGAATAAAAAATGAAAATCTTAATGCCGATTTATTAGATGGTTTTCATGCAGGAAACGACAAAAACAATGTTCTTGTTTTGGATGAAAACGGTCTTGTGCCTGAAGATAATTTAATTCCCTATGCTAAAAAAGAACACAATCACAACATTTCGGAGATTATAACCAACGAAACAATTCATACTTTCGAAAATATGCAAATTTTAAGCGGATACAATGTCGGAACAACTACGTATGTTTATCCTCCGGATACTTATACGATGGAGGATTTGCTTGCTTTTTTACCATCAATGAGAACTTTTCATTATTCAGGAGATGTAAACGGGGATGACTCTTCTTATTGTTACTGGGGAAAAGAAGCTACACGTATAAAAATTACTTGTTACAACACAGAGCAGAGAGCAAATCCACAAGTTAATTGGATAGCAATTTGGCGAAAAGACAGACCGAAAAAATATAAAAACTAGGAGTTATGATGTCAAAAATTGAAGAATTAATAAAGTTTAAAGCAAAGACAAAAGCTGTCGCAGATGATGTTAACAGCAATTTTGAAAAATTAAGAGTTTCAAATAATGAACAGGAAGATTTTTTAAATAAATTGCAAACGGAGTTAACTGCACATAAATCAACTCCACTTTGTGAGATTGACTGCGAGAGCGATATCCTGATTTTGAATACGGAAACATACAATTTTAAAGTTTCAGGTGTATCCTCTATTTCTGAATTCAATGGAGTAACTGACGGATTTGTATTCATTGAGTTTACGGATTCAAGACTGTTAATCAACAGCACAAAACTTCGGTTACAAAACAATGTCGATAGAATAACCAAAGTCGGGGATATTGGAATATATCAGTTTGAAAACGGAATTGTAAAAGAAGTCAATTATTTTACTTCTCGTGAAGAAAAGACAAACACTTTGCCTACTCAAACCATAATTGATGCACCGAGAGATAACGACGGAAAAGCAGATTTTTTGCAAAAAGTACAATTCTCTGATGACATTATGCCGATTATGACGAGTTTTGAAGATGAAAATTGTGTTATATCTTCAAGCTCACAGCACGATGCAACAAATTATATGCCATGGAAAGCATTTAGACATCACACAAACGATGCTTACGGATGGTTAACAATCAACGGTGTCACAACAGGATGGATAAAAGTAGAGTTTAAGAATAATTATCCAAAAATTACGGCATTCTCAATTAATGCACGCAACAGCTCCGATGCAAACACTCATTCGCCTTGTGATTTTATCGTAGAAGGCAGTAATGATGATATAAACTGGACACTTTTAGGAGATTATACGGATAATTTGAACTGGTTACAAAATGAAAGAAGATATTTTGCATTAACTTATTTCGACCATTTCAAATACTACCGACTTACAATTACTAAAAACTCCGGCACAGGCACATTTTCAGGTTTTGGTGCTTTGCAGTTTTTTGAAACCCTTAACGATTTTATGCCGATGATAGCAAAAGTTGATTTAGATATAAATAATCCATTGTTGATAAATACGGGAATTGGGAAATCCACCATAGGTAAAATCAATCAATTATCCATTATTTCACAACCCTACACAATAGAGAATTTATACAATAATGCTCAAATGTATTTGGGTTATACCAAAAACAATAATGGTGGTTTTGAGCCTTTTGTAACTACAGCTTGCCCTGTTTATTCAAACCATTTGCAACGTCACGCAAATAAAAACTCTATTCCGACAATGATTTCTTACACTACAAGTAATGAGTATAAGTATGGTTATGTCGTAACTGAAAGCAGCCACTACGTTCCAACAGGTGCAAATTTCCCTGCTTTCTTGGCATTCAACGGAGTATGGAATAATAAATGGGTTGCCAATATTGTAGGCGGTAATCAATGGATTCAAATAGATTTTCCAAATTACAGAAAAGCGGCACGATTTACAATAATTGCTTCGCATGATGATGCCGGCGGTAGTATTCGAAACGGATATATAAAAGGTTTTAACGGCGAAGAATGGATTGTTTTAAAAGAAATTACCGAAGAACTCAATTGGGTTGCAAATGAAGTCCGTCATTTTGATGCCGATGTTATAGAGTCTTGTTGTAAATTTAAGCTCGAAATTACTGAAATTCAGAATATGGCAACAAGAGCACAAGTTGCAGAGTTTGAAATCCATGAACTTGCCGATTGTTTTGTAATTCCCGAAAACAAGTTTTATTCATACAACATAGAAGAAGGAAAATACGAAGAAAAAGAACTTATCTATGTCGGAAGAATAAAAACACAGAACAATTTTGTATCCGAAGTGCAAAGTTATGCAACGGAAAATCAATACACAAGCGAAGAAATCAGCTTAAAGCCAAGCACTTTGTACTCCTTTTTTCACAATATCGGAGTCGATTACAAGAATTTGAAAGTTTCAGGTTGGATTAAAGACAAAATTAACGGGTTTGTGCTGCCTTGGAACATTGATTCTAATATTGATGCCAATATTGAACTCAATAATTACGGTTATCACATAGATGAATGCCAATTCAATGTTCGGACTCCTGCTACATTGATGAATTACAAAGACAATAACAACGTAACAAGAGCCTTAAAAGACAGCGTATCTCTTGTACTTCAATTAGAAAGGAGTTTTTAATGTATTGCGTAATTAGAAATGGTCAATATTTGGAAACAACAAACAAATTATTTGATGACATAGAAGTCCCTGCCAAACCTCATGAAAAAGCCGAGTTTATTAACGGGGAATGGGTTTTAAATGCGGACTTATTATTTAGTGAAATAGATAAAACAGAGGCTGAACAGTTTTTGAACGAAACTGACTGGAAAATTATGCGACATAAAGAGCAGCAGGATTTAGGGATAGAAACATCTTTAAGCGAAGATGAATACTTAAATTTAATCAAAGAACGACAAAGTAGGAGGAATATTTTAAATGACATCACTAACTAAAATCTGTCTGCATTGGACAGCGGGAGCAGATAAGCCCTGCGAGCAAAATTTAAATTGCTATCACTTTTTATTTGATAAAGACGGCAAAGAATACAAAGGCACTTATACCCCACAAGATAATATTAACTGTTATGACGGAAAATACGCAGCACATTGCGGTGGTGGAAACACAGGATGTATCGGAGTTTCTTGCTGTGGAATGTATGGTTTTAATTTAAAAGATAAAAAAACAAAATATCCTCTAACTCAAAAACAAGTGGAGGCGATGTGTTCTAAAGTAGCAAAGCTATGCAGTTTATATGGAATTACAATTTCAGAAAAAACTGTTTTTACGCATTATGAGTTCGGTCAGGCTCATCCTAAAACTTCAAGTTATGGAAAAATTGATTTCACATATCTTCCGTATTTGCCAAATCTATCAAAAGAGAGAATTGGCGATTATTTAAGAAACAAAATTCAATGGTATCAAATTCAGCAAAAGAAAGGAAAATAATTAAACTTTTTTAGAACGTTTTTTAGATGTTGTAATATCAAAACTCCGTTTAATAATAGAATCCAATACTTCTTCATCAATCATATTCACATCTACCTTACACCAATGAGATTTATTCATATGCCAAGCTGATGTAACAGATTCCGGATATTGGTCTTTAAGTATGGAAATTGTCTCAGGTTCAGCTTTGAGATTGATATATAAAATTTTATTCAAATAAAAAATTACCCCAAACCATTTATTATTTGACTTGTGTCGTAAAATAGGAATTTTGCCATATCTCATATCTTTTTTAAAAGGATACGTTTCAACAGCATCTTCATTAATTAAACACTTTTTTATTAATTCTTGTTCATTCATATATTCAACATACTACAAAAAGAAAGGAAAATAATATGAGTATTTTATCATTTATCAAAAATTGGAAAGACTTCAGCACTATTTGGGCTATAATTCAACCATTTATTCTAAAACTGATTAAAAAGAAAGTTCCGACAACGATTACAAAACTCTACGAAAATCTTGCAAAATATACACAGCCTGCGATTGATAGCTTGTTTAAATTAAAAGGAAAAATCCAAAACTCTCCGAACGAACTTGACGATTATTGTTTTAATCAAGGCGTTAATGCGATTGAATCATTTGCAAATTATTTGCTAGAAACAGTTAAGGCATTAAGAGCATAAGGAGTTTATATGTATTGGAAAGATATGCTGAATGTGCAAAATGTTGAAAAAGGTTTTTTCTCCTCCTCTAATCCCTATGGTATCCCTGATTTAAAGCCGGATGAGTTTCCCATAAAGGAACTCATCCCCTACAGGGTTGATAAAAACAGAAATGGAACGGCACACTTCTTTTTAGATGATTATCGCTTTGAGAGGTGTTGGAAAAACGCAGACTCACAACTTGCAGTTTTAAAACAATACGATGGAGTGTTATCTCCTGATTTTTCGATGTACACGAATTACCCCGAAGCTTTCCAAATTTGGCAAGTTTACAGGAACAGATGGTGTGCGAGATATTGGCAAGAAAACGGAATAAAAGTTATTCCGACAGTCAGTTGGTCTGATGAATCAAGCTACAAATATGCCTTTTTAGGAATTCCAAAACATTCAGTTGTTGCAATTGGAACAGTTGGTGTTTTGAATGATAAAAACGCTATAACTCTCTTTATGCAAGGCTTTAAAGAAATGTTAAAACAACTTGAACCAAAAGAGATTTTGATTTATGGAAACAAACTGAGCGAACTTGATGGATATAAAAACCTCCGTTGGTTCGAGCCGTACATGAATAAATTTAAGAAAGCGAGGTCATAATGGGTGGTCGTGGTTCAGGTGGTGGTAGAAGCGGCGGTGGTGCTGCTAAAAAAGTGCCAACAGGCGAAGGTATCACAGATAAAAACGAACTTATAAATTTATACAATAGCATATCAGGTAATTCCAATCTCTCTGTGGATCAAAGAGTCAAAGCTATGCACGATATTCATGAAAGAATAAAAGAATTAGATGCTAAAAAAGCATCAGACCTTAAACAAAAACGGCTTGATGCTCTTGCTAAAGCTCGTGCAAAACGTGCAGAAAACAAAAAGAACGGAATAAAATCCGAAAAGAAAGAAAAAGACCCAAGAAGAACAAAAGCTAAAATGTCTATGGATAGCACAGTTTCAGACCTTAAATATAATTTGAGGCGAGGTGTTGAATCAGACGGATATATTTCAAATTCTGATTTCAGAGTTGAAGATTACGGAAATTCCGTCAGCGTTCAAATCAGATATTTAGGGAAGTGGAAAAATCCATCACATGCACGCTATGAGGAAGATTACGATTGGCAGGAACTTCGTTCTTCAAGTGGCAAGCAGATTGATAAAGTAATAAAGAAAATGTCAAAACAATCAGGCAGAAAAATCACTTGGAGTACAAGCGAAAAGAATTGGATTGATATTGACATACCAAAAATGAAAGGAGATTAATATATGGGAGGTCGTGGTTCAGCGGGCGGTAAGAGTAGTGGCGGAGGAGGTACATCTTCTGCTCCACCAAGATTAGTGAGTGTAAATGATTATTATAAAGAAAAATACTCACAAATGAACGATTTGGAATTAAATCGTGCATACGTTAATGCTCAAAATTTGATGAAAAAGGAACAAGCAAAAGTTTTGTACGAACAGGAAAAACTTTCAAAAATGATGGAAGAATTTAAAGCATTACCTGC